TACTTATATTTACAGGTACTTTTTCAACTTTTGGATTTGGTTTGTATAAATGCCTATTACAAGCCATTATAGCTAAACCAGAACTAATAGTTGCATCGTATTTTGTTCTTTTATTTATGTCAAACTTACTCCAGTCATTAAGTGTTGTATTAAAATACATGTTACCATATTGACCTTCTTTTACTTCACCCACCTTTTCTTGAATATACATTTCAATTGCTGCAGCGTGAGCTTGTTTTATATCTTCACTAGTGTTTGGTATACCACCTATTTCTTTTTCTGTTGTAGATAATTTATTCCAAACTTTATCAGGTCTATTCATTGAATAACCTCTATAACCTCTACGTCTTAAATAATATAATAATCTAGGTTTGTTATTTTCAGCAAGCATTGGCATACCATAAAAAACTAAAGCCATTAAAACATCTTCAAAAAACATATCAGCTGTTTGTGGTCTAGCTATATATTCTAAGAAAAATTGACTAGGCGGTGCGTCTTCCATGCTAAACTTTGTTAATCCATGTAAAGCTCCTTTTGATCCTTGACCATCTACAGTTCCTGATATATCGTATGAGTCACAACCAAAAGCACCTATATGTTCATTACCAGGATATTTTAAACCATTTTTTACAATATAACTATTTTGTAAATGTGATGGTGGCGTCCAGCTAACTTTAAACCTACCTTTTGGATTTGGATAAAACATTACGTTTGAATCTTTTATACCGTTAACCCATTGAAAACTTCCAGTTGTAATACCTAACGTACTACCTAAACCTTCGTTATAATCTATTTGTTCGTATAATTTAACTAAATTAAATATACTATTTTTTGTTTCATCTCTAAACGCGTGCTCTGTAGTTCTTGGAAACTGTCTATAAAACTCGTTTAAAGCATCTTGATCAGACTTTAATCCATCAACTTCATTTTGCCAGTGATCAATTACACCTATATCTATTAATTCGCCATCTGGTGCGGAGACATCGTTATCAGGCGTAGTAAATACAGGAAGTCCGTGTTCGTCAATAAATCCTTCGTAGTTCCATTCCATTGGGATAAACAAAGAGTAGAGACCAGACTTAGTCTGACCATTTCTATTTCTTTTGGTGACATCTGAGTTGTTGTATAGTTTTTTAAAGTTATCCCCACCTTTGTCTAAAGCATTTGATGTTGAGCCCATCATACACTTACCTATAATTCTACTACCTAGTCGTAAGCATGTCTTTGTAACTCGCCAGTTGTTTAATATGTTATCGGGTCTTTCCCACTTACCACTCTCATCATGTACTAGTAAATTTAGTTTTTCACCGTCATAACTATTGTCACCAGTGTTCTTCCAGTCTATAGTCGTATCTAATCCTTCAATATCTTCTACTTGCTCGTTAGCAGTTATTTTCTTTCTTGTAAACTTACTAGCAGGAACTCTATATGCTAATTCAGTTTTTGGTCTATCCATACCGTCTTGTACCGGTTTAAAAAAGAAAGGATAATTAATACTAATAGGTACTACTTTATCAGTAAACATTTTTTTAGCGTCTGCACCTGTTTTAGATAATATACCAAATCTTGCATCACTACTTATTGTAGCTTGATTAACTGCTTCTGCTGAAGACATAAAAGAAAATCCAGACCTACGATTTTTAAGGTAGCACATCCCGTAACATCTTTTGTCGGCTTTACACGCTTCCCAGAATATAAAAAATAATCTATTGGCTTCTCTAAAATCAGGTGCACCTACATCTATTTTACTCCACTGCAGATACATATAATGTGTACCTGTTATGTATGTCGGTTTGTTATTATTTACAAACCAGAAACCTTCTTCTCTACGTTTAAACTCTTCATCTATATAATCATACCATTGGTCTTTTGATTCTTCAGGGTATGCTCTCCAGTCAAATATATTTTTAAGTCTTGCTAATTCTTTTGGTTGATCAAATTTAACCCACTTATTTAACTCATGTTTGTACACTTGCCTTGGCAAGTTTGGCAACGCAATTCGCAAATTTTGGATCTCATATATTTCACCAATTGTACCATTTTTTGATATAACGATAATATCATGCTCTTTATTATATCCATATTTCCATTTTTTACCTCTATTCATACGAGTTATAGTCGTACGTTTAATAGGTTCGATTATTTTAAATAAGTTTTGTTCGTACATTACTTTGACCTACCTTCTGCAAATCCTTTGAAAACTTTTACTTTTTTATCTTCACTTGATTTACCTTCAAGTATGTTTTCCTCTTCTTGGATTCTATTAAGTATTTCAAAAGCATCGAATATAGCTAATTTTTTAGTTGCTGCAGCGTTTTTTAATCTATCAGCACTAACATCATCTTCTGTGTTAGTGATAATTTTTTCTTTAGCAACGTTGATTAACTCTTCAACTGCTCTGTGCCCAGCTTGGATTATAAGCTTCTTCGTTTCCTTTATTTTCATACTTAATTGTTATAAAATTTGATTTGACTCTATATAACCTTTGTCCGTCTATTACAAACTCATATTGACCTGTAGGTTTAAAACGTACTATATCTCCGTTATCAACTGTACCGTCTGAGTATTTAACTATACCAATAAGCTTTTCTTTATTAGCATACAAAGTATTATCTTCTTTTAGTGGTTGAATAAAACAATAACCTTTTAAAGGTTTCCATCCACTACCATTGTTATAAGCAAATATTTGATCTGGATATACTATGTAATTTTTTTCATTAAAATAATTACCAGAGTTCTTTTCATTGCCTCTAACATCATGCCATCTTCTAAAAACATTATGATGTAGTATTACAGTATCACCTTCTTTAATATTTGTTTCTAAAGCTAAAGGTGTAGACTTAACAATACCTTGTCTATTTATAAACTGATGATTAAATACTTCTGTGTTTAGTATCAGTTCTTTATCACCAACTTTTTTAGTATTATTATATCTTTCTCCTTTAGGCTCAATTAAAAAAGCATAAATGCTTTTCATTATATATATTCTAAGTTATATTCTACAGAGACAGCCATATTCTTGTTAAAATCTTTCCAAGGTATAACTTCTTTACCTTTTTTAATATATATTGAATACTTATCTTCTTCTTCAAATATATCACAAATGGTATGACCACCATACACTTCTTGCCCAACGGCATAGTGCATGGCGTCATTTTTATAGTCTCTTCCTATACTTATTTTACGAATTAACTTATCCATTTCTTTCTTTTATTTCACCAGTTCTAATATCAATATCTACATTATCACCGTATTTATCTTCAAACTTACTTTGTAAAAGTTGTAACTCATCTCTATGACCAGCTACAATGTGTAATATCTGATGTTTTTCAGACTCTATTTTACCTAATTGAGCATATCTCATATCTAACGTACCAACAACTTTTTGTAAGTCAGTTAATTCGTTTTTTTCTATTGTATTTATTTGTGGTTTAAGGTCTTTAACCTTAGGTGTTTTTCTTTTTGCCATTTTATTTAATTTAATTAATATTCTATTTATAATATCACATAAAATAGTGAGTAATTACACTAATCATCTACTTCTGATATATATGTGTTTGTTTCTAAATCATCAACATCAATACCATCTCCTGAGCCTGTCCAATCACTATGATTTGTAAAGGTATAATTTGAGCACGTATTTATGTTTTGAAATTTACGAATACGATCACTAACGGTATCTGTTGTTACTATTAATCTATTCGCATCATTGTTACTTTTACGCATAAAAGTTATATTTTCTTTGTTAAGTGTATCAAACACTTCTTTTGTTACTATATAATAATTCATATTATTTACTTACTATTGCTGATTCACCACCTATTGTAAAATCTCCAACACCTGTATCAACTACTGTATTGCTACCATCAGTTTCAAAAGTCCAATGACCTTTTAAATTAGCGGCTGCGCTATGTGTTTGAGCATCTAATACAGTACCACTGTTATATAGCTCGGTAACTTCACTAGCACTTAATTCTTTATTCCATATAGTTACATCATTATAGATAGTAGCTGAGTTGTTACCAGTCTTTCTCTGTTGACCAGAACCAGCTTGACCACTATGAACTCCATTACTACCTAAACTCCA